TTTACTAAAGCCAGACTCAAGGCTGTCATCAAATCCAAAATATGCGTCCGTGTCGGGGCGTTTATCTCCAAATGCAAAACGATAGCCTTTGATGTCTTCTTCGAGATTATTGCTGCCGGGATTAAAATAGGTCTTAAAGAATTCCATGGCTCTCCTTGTGTATATCATACGAGTTACAAACCATGACATGAATATAGCAACAACTACCAGCAGAGCAATATGAAGCTTATTCATTTGTTTATATTATAAAATATTTTTTATGTAAATTTTATATACACTTTAATTATTTTCTCTATCGAGAACTTTTTAGAATTCACCGGAGGAAATTGAATAGTTTTTTTATGCTCGAGATGATATTTAAGAGCCATGATTCTTTTTTTTCTTTCAATTTCCAATGACTTCACAGGAGTTTCAAATGTCAAAATTGAATTGAGTAAATTTCCATATGCATGCGCTGCTACTATATGTTGTTCATATTGGCGAGTAAAATCTAAGTTCTCCACGCCAATATCGATCCTGTCAGAAACATATTCGCAGATTTTCATGAATCCTGCCGGCAAATAATCTTCTTGAACAAAAGTAAATGGTATATTCAGAGCAATATTTGAAGTAGAAATAATGTGAACAATAAGAAGTTTGTTGCAATCTAAAAAATTATCAGGGGATTCTATGTTTTGCACAATGATGCCAACCGACTTAATAATATCATCACGTATAATGAGCAATAAATGCCCAACAAGATCCTCATTTATTGCATCCGATGAAATATCTGCCGGCAGATATGCAAACGAATTATCTATCGATGCTCTCACCAAACGTTCTCTGTATTTTGCATCAGTCCATCTTCCATATGAGTTTTTATCAAACTTCCCCGAAGTCTTGTACCATGAGAGTGAGAGTTTGTCATATGAGTTAGCATCCAATGAATATACATACAAATTAGCATCGTGCTTAAGAATTGTTGACATAATTATTTTTTTTACACAGATATCGTATTTATATGATTAATTGACGATATGAGATGATTTGATTGGGTATTCCTTACAAATATTGATTATTTTGATTGGGAAATATCAATTATTTTCCCGTATCGACGTTTTGCCCTCGCGACGATCGTTGTATTTTACATGAAAAGCATTATGCAATTGATTTATATAACGAATAAGTATGCAATTTTCTGTATAATCCAGGACCACCATCCTCAATCTTTGTTGGCGCGAATTCAAATTCTACTCGTTCTCCCGTGAGCATTTTCTCCAATGGTGTTCCCATCAAAAGTAACTCGGCCAGCAAAAATCGCCGCATATCCATTCCAGATGGCATATCTTCGCGACCGGAAGCCCGGCGCACAGTTGTCATTGGTGATTCAATAAGGAAATTGTCAAGAAGATCGCGAGACCTAAACCACTCGAGTGTCTCCATCGCGTGATCGAGACTCCAAGGAAACATCCTCCTCGTGATGTCCTTGCCAGTCTGTTTCAGGTCAGTAAATCCGAACAGACTCACTCCGCAGCCTCTGAATTGTGTATTATTATTCATAAAATCCGTCCAGCGGAAAATATGATCGTAATGGTTTTTTTGCGGATTATTAACGATCCCGTATTTATCTCCCATCTTCTTTGTCGAAGGAGGGCCGATTGACGCATAAGAAATAGTAGGATTTGAATAAACATGTGTTATCAGAACATAACACAAACTCTCTTCAAATTCCGATTTTCTGCCCAAGGTAAGTCTTCTATCGTCACTCAGTGGGAAGTTAATTCCCTTATTAGAAACAATAATTCCTTGAGCGATAATCTCACCTGAATCTCCAGGACCATCGCCGGTTGTTGACACAAGAACTGGTTCAAATGCAAACGAATGATATTTGCTCGTTATTGTCCTATGATTATTATATATTCTGGAATTTTCTCCGAGGCCTGCGGATGGTGGTTTGCGCATCTGGCCAAACACCGGGATGACCTGTCCAACCAAATGGACTATGTTGGCAACTTTTTCAAAAACAGTCAGTTCGCTCGATAGAACGGTTCCATATACATTATAAATTCCAAAGGCAACATTCTCTGCAAGAGATGCGCGAGACAACACAAGAGTGCTCAGCCCCCTCGCCTCCTTCTCGGTCCTGAGAAGCTCGTCGGATATCCTGCGAAGATCTATGATATCTCCGTTCATTGGGATTGAAATCTTATCAACAAACATTGAATCCGCAAATCTTGCATGATCGGAATTGTTGAGACATTCTCGAGATGCAAATTTTTTATTGGCGTCTCTGCGATCTGTCTTGATCCGTTCGCCGCCAGATGTCATATCACATCCTTCGTGATAAGGGTCGGAAGGATCATTGCTTTTTTTAATAATTGGTTCTTGATCATGTTCTGCTAGGAACAGCTGGAAACACTCGTCATCAAAGTTGATTGGGTTGTCGATATAATCCATTTTGATTTTATGACAATCATATCAAAGAATCATATATATAGCTGTTTACACACCGGGATCAAATGACAAATGATCATATTGTCACACATAAATATATAATCCCGAGTGCTTATTGAATAATAAGCATGAGTCAATTTAGAACAATTGTTCGAGAGAGGGATACTCAACTTGCCAATAATTTTAATTTTATATCGTATCTCAATGTTGATCATGAAGATGGAATTGCTAATGATACAATTGAGAGCAGAATTCAAATATATGGCGCAAATAAAATTCCAACCATTCCTCCCAAAACTATCATCAGTATAATCCTGAATACTCTTATAGATCCGTTGCTTTTTTTGCTTGCTTTCTCAGCAACAATTGCGACGGTTTTTGGTATCGTCTTTGAAGCGCAAAGAGAAAATAAAGAATGGATTGAAGGAATTGCTATATGGTTTACAATTACAGTTATTGTGTTCATTGGCGCATATAACGATTATAAACAAGATCGTGCATTCCATAAATTGACCACCGAAAATTCATCTTATATGGTGGGTGTTATCAGAGATGGAGTTGCTCAAGAAATCTCTAACGAGGATCTTCTTGTAGGTGATTTAGTGGTCTTAAACGCAGGAGACAAAGTTCCTACCGACGGTTATCTGCTGCAAACATTTTCTCTTGGAGTGGACGAATCCGCACTCACCGGCGAAAGCATCATTGTGAAGAAATCGTTTGAATCAGATCCTTGGTTTAGGTCTGGTTCCGTTGTATCTGAAGGATATGGTAAGATGATTGTTGTTGCGGTTGGTATTGAATCAGAATACGGAAGAACATTGGCATTGGTTCATAAGGAATCTGAAAAAACCCCACTTCAACGGCGTATCAACCGGTTTGTCAAATGGTGTGGAATTGTTGCCATGCTGGTATCCGCCGCAGTATTTGTGGCATTGATGATCAATTGGGCATCTGAAAATCCACGCTCTTCTTTTGACGAAGGCCCTCTTAAATTTATCGTATTTTCAATTTCCATCCTGGTTGTCGGATTGCCGGAGGGATTGCCCGCCGCAGTAATGATCACGCTGTCTTATTCTATTAAAAAGATGATGAAGGATGGTTTGTTTGTCCGACACTTGTCTGCATGCGAAACTCTGGGGAGCACAACGATGCTGCTCAGTGATAAAACCGGAACATTAACTGAAAATAAAATGACAGTTGTTCGTGGTATATTTGGAAATATTGTGTTTGATACATCTCCTCTTCCAGGAGGAATCGAAGACATATTTGAAGAAGTCCTAAAAAATTGCGCGTTGAACTCAACTGCATATATCAAGGACAACATAGGGATTGGAAGTCAGACCGAGATTGCGATGCTTCGGTTTGTCAATACCTTTGACTCATATGATAAGATTCGTGACTCGAACGTTATTGACGATTTTACGCCATTTTCATCTACAACAAAAATGTCCTCTGCACTTTCAGGAGGCAAAAAATATTCAAAGGGTTCTCCCGAAATTATAATCAATAATTGCTCAATCGTGGCAAGTGCTGATGGACCCATCGAGATGAATGACGAGCTTCGGAATATGTATGCCGGATATGTCAGCGAGATGGCGTCTACGGGTCTTCGAACGGTAGCTCTTTCGGTTGATAACATTTTGCTGGGCGTGTTTGGCATTAAGGATCCGGTCCGTCAAAGTGTTCCTTTCGCGGTGGAGACATGCAAACAAGCCGGCATTGGAGTTATGATGGTCACCGGAGATAATATTCATACGGCCAAGCATATTGCTAATGACATTGGGATGCTCAAACATGGAGACATCTGTCTGGAAGGCGTGGAATTCAGGAAGATGACTAAAGATGCTAAATTGGCAATAGCGCCTAAACTACGGGTTCTGGCGAGATCAACACCAGAGGATAAATATGAATTGGTAAAAATAATGAAAGAACTTGGGCATATAGTAGCGTCTTCGGGAGATGGTGCAAATGATGCTCCCGCTCTCAAAGAAGCTGATGTTGGATGCGCCATGGGAACCGGAACTGATCTTGCCAAGGAAGCGTCCGATATTGTTATCCTCACCGATGATTTTGACTCTATTGTTAATGGAGTTCGTTGGGGACGTAATATTATGGCCAATATTCGCGCATTTATATCTTTCCAAGTCGTGATTAATATTGTGGCATTGACGGTTGTTGCAGTAAGTGCTTTTGCTCGCGGAACAACTCCACTGAATGTAGCTCAACTGTTGTATGTCAACCTTGTTATGGATAGTTTTGCGGCAATAGGTCTTGCGACTGCTCCTCCTACAAATGATTTGATGAAGAAATTTCCTGGGAGCAGGAATCAATTTGTCATTACTCCAACAATGTTGACGTCGATCATACCACATACCGTATATCAAATCACGGCCCAGCTTACTATTTTCTTTGTTGCTCCAATTCTTGCGGACATCACGGACAAACAACTTTCCGGCTTGATGTTCAACACTTTTATTTTTTGCCAAATCTTCAACATCCTCAATGTATCAATGCCTGACTCGGCATTCCCGCCCATCAGGATGTATAAAAAACCAATCATGGCAGTTTGTGCCTTTGGTATGATTGCCTGCCAAGTCATCATCATGTTTTTGGCCAAGAGCATTTTCAAGTTCGATAATATTACTGCAAATATGTGGGGAATCTCAGTCTGCGTTGGAGCGGGAGGTTCAATTATTCATGCAATTGTTCATGGGAGCATTTTTTGGTTGAATTATGAATAAATAAGAATATTAATCATAAAACATATGTAAAAATAATAATTATTCAAAAAAATCATCCCCTTGGGCATCCTCCGCAAATACAGGAGGCCGAGATACTTGTGGGCTCACGAAAGCGCCCGCATATTGAGGAGGTGACGCGCGAGGAACTTGAATTGTTTGCGGTTGAGGTGGTGCAACATATGGAGACGGTATTGGTGCAGACATTGGTATAGGTGGAGGGGCGGTTTGCTGGAGGAGACTTTGTAATTGAGCTACCGCTGCAGCGTTAGGGTCCGCTGGATTGGGAGGCGCATACATTTGAACGGGGGAAGCTGAGAGTTGTTGATCACCCAGAGCAGAAACACCTTGTAGAGAAGATGCAACGCTATTGGCTGGTGATTCCGGGGCAATATTTTCGGGGGATGGCGACAGATCAATTTCTTCGCCATCGATCTGGTCAGTTTGAATACCATCGGCGTCTACGGATCCTCCGAGATATGCCTTGAGGATGTCTTCCGTGGGTAACAGCTCTCTTATAGACGTCTCAACGGAGTTTCTGACAACTGCCAATCGAATTTCACGAGGAGATTTAACGAGTGCAGGATCGAGATAAAATGTCTTGGCCACGTTTACAAAAACTTTATGGACAAAAATATCATCGGCAGGAAGTTTTAATTGAATGTGTGGGCGATGACTGTGGATTTTCACCGAAGATAGAATTTTCACGTATGATACAAATGCCGCGGCAACTAGTTCCGGGAAGTATTTATATTTATTAGTTATTGCAACCACTTGCGCTTCAATCATGCTCTGATTCCATAGGGGGATCTCACGGAGAGATGCTTGAAATTCCTTGGTTGGCTTACCAAATCCTGCGTTTTTCTTTGCTGCCATATACAATTGGTTGATAGTATTGATCGTGAATGGTGCAAAAACATCTGCTAATTGAAATATATATTGATCTTTTGCAGCCACAAGCAAGGGACTCAATTTTTGACTGGCGGACATATTATTATAAAATATATTTTAAAATACGATTTTACACGATAGCAAAATATATTTATTCTCGAGCATATATATTTTTCAAAGTAACTTAATAAAATCAAAATATGAATATCATACAATGAAGCTGATTGTTCTGCTTTCATTACTTGGGCATGTCATTGCTCATGGTAGTGTAAGAGATCCGCCTACTCGTAATATTATTTCTAATAACGATTGCCCCGACTGTCTGAATGCAGGCGGCACAACGGTTGTATATAAAGGCATTCGATCAAAAGCAAGATATGGTGTATGCGGTGATCCATGGAACAAGCCAAAAGATCACGAGGTTGGTGGTAAATATTACACCGGAAGAATTGTTAAGACATATAAATCTGGAAATATAATTACTATAAAGTTATCATTTTCTGCAAATCACCAAGGACGCATGTCATTTGGGATTTGCGATCTTCCAGATGGTATATCAAAATCCAAAGAAAAATTATTCACAACACAAAAATGTTTTGATAAAAATGTGCTTCGACGCATTGACGGAAAAGAAGTGTATTCGTATCTAAAAGGAAACGAAGAACAAATCGCGGTAAAGTATCGGCTTCCTAAAGGATTAAAATGCAAACATTGTATTTTACAATGGCGTTGGGAAACAGGAAATTCGTGCTGTCCTTCAGGCACTCGTCGGGTGTATTGTGGTCCGGGAGTGGACCCGTGTTTCAAGTTTACAGTGCCGGAATTATGGCTTAATTGTGCCGATATTCGAATTATTTAATTTATTTCTTCATTGAATTTTTCAAAGCAAGTTTTACAAGTTCCATACGTCTGACCGCCTCCGCTGGATTTGACCTGATATCTGTGTCGACAAGTGGAGCGCGTCTTACATCCTTGGGTTTTTTAGGTATGATAACCTTTTTTATTCCCCAATCTGCATAAACAAAATACGTGTCATTTATTTCTTTATAATTAGATTTGTAACCATAAATTTTCAACTTTTCAGAAATATATCTTGCTGCATGTTTTATATTGATACTCGGACGGCCGAGCATATAGTGAGGAACTCTATACACAACATCTGTTTCGTTTGCTTCTGCTCTACGCCTTATCAACGCAATAACGTTTTCAAAAAGCAATTTATAAGTTGCATGCGAAACTTCTCTTTTTGCCAGGCGAATTTGTTGAGCATCTTGGGCTGATAAAACAACCATTTATATACTATTTTTAATTTTATTTTATTCTTTACATTCCATTGCTACGGTTAGTTTATCATCGGGATTTTTAACAAAATAACCGTCTACAATTGGCACCGGATTTTGCTCAACCACGACAGCCACAAGAGGAATGGGCTCAGGTTCAACTACATTTTCCGGGACTTTCTTAAAAAGAAAAACTACAATAGCAAAGCATGTCAAAGATATTACTAAAATCGCCAAATGTAGTTCCATAAGCATTTTATATAATTATATGTAAATATTCATATGTATGAACAATATTATGCCAAGGTTATATATTGATGGTGTATGCCGGGGTCAAATGACAATTAACTATTCTGTCTGCGGTTATTCCAATTTCCAGAACTCATTCTACCACGAATAAATGCTATGACTTTGTCTGCCACTTCAGGCGATTCATTCCCGGTGGACGTTGCTGTTATATAATGTCGAGTGTTTGAATTACCTGCCTTAATTCTAATATCATAAGAAAGATTTTGAGGATTTTCTTCGTTGAATACATCATTTGACTTGATTTCAATATTAATATCGGGACTGGGGTCAGATCTCATCATATATCTTGCCGGTCGTAATCTTGCTAATCCACTGAATTTTATATCATCCCAAACCATATGTATACCAGGAAGTTCTCTCACTCTGGTAGGTGTTTTTAATAAATAATCTTGTAAAGCATTTATATCAGAAATATTTTTCAGACGTCCATGTCTGTACGGTCTGTTGAGTCTGTTCACCGGTTCACGATTGCCCCAGTTCGAATTATATTCATAATTATTATTAGAATTATCATTGGAATTATTATTAGAATTATTATTAGAATTATCATTATCATTACTACGCCAATTATTAAGGGTATTTGGGATAATGTTATTATTATTATTAGAGTTATTTATTTTCCGTTCGACCTTTGTTCCGTTTTTATTAGTGAATATCTGGTTAATTTCTGTATCTGTAATTTTGCGACGTGAATGAGGTATTGTGTTTTTGCCACCATTTAACCACGTTCGTAATCCATCCTTAGCATACCATTGCTTGTTCAATTCGATGCCGTCGACTTTCTTCGTCTTATTTAAGGATATGGGATCAACAAATGTTTTGTCATCTTTTTCAACCTCTTTCACAAAACGTCCCGTCTTTGGATTCAATATTTTCCCGGGAGGGGGTGTTATATTGTTTTTCTTCAATGTTGCCATTAATTTGCTTGATATGTTTGTGTTCAAATCCGCCAGAACTAGTTTTTGTTTCTTTCCGTTTATAGATTTTGTGAAGAATCCCGATAGAGGATTTTTAAGTTCTAAAGTATGAAAAACTTCTTGATTTTTATATTTTATTCCTGTGGAAACCTCTTTGCCCATGTATAATATATATATATTTTATATATGGGGCAAATAATATTTTTTTAATATTTAATATAGTAAATGTGGTTGTTCATTCTTGCTCTTTTAATATTAGTTATATATAAATATCGAGGATATATAAAAAAGGCATCTTCAAATTTGAAGTCGCGGGGAATAGGAATAGATATGAAACATTTTGAAACTTCATATCCAACGTATTATACTAGAATATATAAACACTTGGATATATTCAATAAAACCTACCAAAAATCATTTGAATATGAACGCGTTTCTCCTGCACTGATCATAAAATTGTTTTCTGTTCGCGATGATGTTTTGTATAATATTTCTGAAATAAGATTGAGATTGCCCAACGATTTGGTCATGGAGAAAGAGGTTGCGAAGATGTACGAAGAGACTGACCGCAAGCTCATGGAATATATCACCGACGTTAAGGCTCGTTTTCATATGAATATATACCCCGGCCAAACAAGCTCCGCGTTTCAAGCGATGGATTATAGAGCAAGCAACGATGTCGTGTCATGATGTTTTGATCAGATTACCAAATGTGTTCAAGCCGAGCGAGCGTTCTAATGTTGATTTTCCCTTTGCTGCTGGTTTTGGACGTCTGAGTTTTAGGGAATCGTTGACTATTGTGGAGGGTTCGAGCACTAGAGATTTGTCCTCTTGTTTTGTGAATTTATTATCAAACTTATATTCATGTGCGTCGTAAGGTATCACCTTTACGAGCTTTGCATAATTGATCACATAGTCCATGTTTGGTTGAGGATTTCTAAATTCTTCGATGTTGAGATGCCCTCCAAAAGCTTTGAGAGTCATTCTTGGAGGCGCGGGGATAACGGGGTCCATGAGTCCGGTTATCATTTTACGATAATGGCGTATATTCAGCTGATGGGTTCCGGATAATACTCTAGACATGTCATCTCTCGAGTATCCTTTTATGCATTCCCACGAACAGAACTGGCCGCCTACTACAAATTTACCGTTTGTATTTAATTTGAATGGGTATTGGAGAGTTTTACATGTAATAGTATGGCAGCAATGCCAGCAAAGTTTTTCCACAAATTGTTCTTGAACTTCATTTTTTTTTTGATAATCAAGAACATCATAAGTATTCAAAATAACTGACCAACTGTCTATAATTTCATGCATTTTGAATATTTTATTATATTTTTATTAAGTTCTTAAAACTCAGCGTCAAGACCGAATATATTATCTTCAACGTTCATAACTCCTGCACGTTGATATTCTGATACCTTCTTTTCGAAGAAGTTAGTTTTTCCCTGCAGCGAAATAAGTTCCATGAAATCAAATGGATTTTTTGAATTATATTTTTTAGAATAACCAAGAGACATCAAAATACGATCGGCAACAAATTCTATATATTGTGCCATCAAATCTGAATTCATGCCAATCATCCTGCATGGAATTGCGTCACAAATAAACTCCTTTTCATTTTTAACGGCCTCGTCGACAATATTAACAACAGTTTCCAGTGGAAGTTTATGGTTGAGTTTAGAATACATCATCTCACCAAATTGTTGGTGCAAGCCTTCGTCTCGCGAAATAAATTCGTTGCTCAGTCCCAGCCCTGGCATAATACCTCGGTTTCTAAGCCAAAAGATAGCGCAAAAACTTCCAGAAAATAACAGTCCTTCCACGCAAATCCACGCGACTAGACGTTCGGCAAATGTTTTGCTAGGATCGAGCCATTTTTGTGCCCAAGCAAATTTCTTCTTAACCGCGGGAATTGTTTCAATCGCTTCAAAAAGACTATTGCGCTCGGCTTCGTCGGAAATGAGTGCGTCGATCATGAGAGCATACATTTCAGAGTGAATTGATTCGTTGAATGTTTGATATGCATAAAATTGCCGAGCTTCAGGAATTGTAATTTCGTGCGAAAAATTCATTTGTATATTTTCCATAACAATTCCATCACTGCCAGCAAAAAAGCCAAGGATGTGCTTGATGAAATGACGTTCGTCGTCGTTGAGCTTATCGCGCCAGTCAATTACGTCTTTATCTAGAGGAACCTCCTCTGTCGTCCAGAATGATGCCACTGCTTGCTTGTACATCTTCCAAAGATCTGGATATTGAATGGGAAACGCGGAATATTTGCGACAACCGTTATCAGCAAGAATTGGTTCTGCCATTATTATTGTAATAATAGAACAAAATAAATATGAATAGATGACGATATGATCTAACTAAATGTAACAACCACATGTGTATATACGGATTGACAACTTTTGATTGCTGCTTTTGAGAGTTCTTTGCGTTTGCTATCAGTTCCTGTAGAATTCTTACGTTGTTTCATTGATGCCGTCATATCTGATTCTATTTCATCAATGTGTTTCATGCACTCGTCGATCAGACCATTTTTTATGACCCACCTGAAGAAGTTCAGCTGGCCGATTGTGGTAGAAAATTCAATTCCTTTATGATCTTTACATGTTATACGATCTCCGCGATTAAACGAGTCAAACATTCTTTTACTATAGCTCTTGAGCTGTGACTTATATTCCATAAATATGTTAAATAATTTCCCGGACGTTGTTGTGAACATCACGTTGTTTTTCTTTGAATAATTACCAATGAACCAGTCGAGGGTTCTCAAACTTATCACATCATTCTTTATTATTCTTGTCATAACTTCCATGTTATCATCTTCCTCAAAAAACTCTCGGAGTGTAACCTCGAGAAAACTTCGAGGATCGACTGTGTAAGCCATTCTTATGATATATAATGATTTTTTGTTAAGTTATTTTCACACATTATCTTTGCGACTCATCCATGGATCATCTGCACCAAACACTTTCTCTATGGTGTCTTTCTCTATAATATCCTCGGGCTCTTCCTCCACAATAGTCTCTTTGGTAAACTTGGGCATGATCTCCGGGGATGGGAGAGGACCGGTAGGAGGAGAAATTCGTTCACTGGGTGTTAGATGAGCATCCAAACCGTCTTTCATAACCTTTTCTTTGCGATCGTTGAAAATCTCCTTAGCCGACCTCTGACTTTCTGCATATCCCGACATAAGCTCTTGCAGGAATGTCTCCTGGTATTCCTGGGTTTGAACCGCCATCGGATCAGGAGGGATAGGGCACCATTGATACATTGCCACGAGGAAAATGTCCACAATATTATCGCCGGAACGCTGAAGACGTTTTACATATACTTTTGCCTCCTCTTCGGTGTTAAATACTCCGCGGATCTTCATGGCAAACTGTCCCGACTTCTGACGGCAAAATTCGGGACCCACAAACGAAACCAAGGCATATTGTTGTCCTGGAATTGTGAGGTAATCAGGTTCCAGAGTAAGACCAACGGGAAGATCAACAACTGTGTTGGTGGCCATTGTGGTTCTAAGATATCCAGATATTTTTTGTTAAGTTATTTTACGCATATCCAAATGTTTGAGAAATAGCAGATCCTCTATGAAATTTAGGTTCTTTTTTGGTCGATTTTTTTTTGGGTGCAGGTTTGTTCTTTGCACGCATTTCTATGCTTTCAATCGACATATATTCTTTAATGCTTTCCGACGGCATTAGAGGTGGTGGCAAGCTTTTCTTGATTTCTTCAGGGAATAATTCATCAATGATCTTGGCCGACACGTTTATGTGTTCTCCTCTATATTCAGAGCATCTGTGTTCGTCGTCATCTTTTCGTGAATAACAGCACTGCCGCATGCCTGCCCGACTGATCAAAAAATACGTGTTTGACGATTTATGTTCGCGGCCTACATTTTGGCAAAATTTAGAAGAATGGCGAAACATATAAGCATGTTCCGTGCGAACTACGCCGGTTATATTCCCCACATATTTATCTGGTATCAATTTGGTAATTTCTTTTATCACGTCGGCATATTCACGAAGAGAAACATGAGAGAAATGTGTGGATTCGACCGGAGAAGCATCATTAATATCGATAGTAGAATCCCGTAATTTTGTAGGAGTTCCCTTTGTGCGAAGACACGTTCTGACCACCATTTCTTTGATCAATGACAATGATTTGATAATCTCATCTGGATTGATCATATGCTCAATGATATCAGATTCATTGCTATCAAATATATATTCAATCCTCGGAACATATACTCTTTTTAGATCATCTTGTTTTGCCGCCCATATTGGCCTCATTCCAGATCCCTTGAATACTGCAGAGTCCACAATATGGTCCCAAGAATTCACAAACGGATTCTCTTCCATTGCCAAAAGTTCAAGGATCTTGCCGCGAACATGCAGCGCAGTTGAAGATGTCGCAAATATGTTGTCAAAAGTTATGTGGATCCCAAGTTTCACCCCATCTTTAGTTTTTTTTGGAATGTTAGAGATGCAAATGACAGCAGCGCTCTTTATAACGTCAAACAAAAACACCGTTGCCAAACATATCGTGTGAATAATATGTTTCACATCATCTGGTAATTCTCCGGTAGACATGCAGGTTGCTATGTCGGAATTTTTTACGATAATATCCAAATCGTAAAACATCCTGAATATCCTGGGTTTATATTCCACAACACATGATGGTCGTCCTCTTTGTAATATTCCTTTGGAGTATTCGTGATTGAAATCATCTTGGGAATTTTCCGGGACTGAAAGAACTCCTTTATCGAGAAGGAGATGACTTACCGGATTATTTGTTCTTCCAAAATACTTCCGGGCACGTGCCCATTTATAGATATGAACTTCGTTTGACATATTTACTTTTAGAATATTAATTTGTTATTTATATTTTTTATGAACGATATGGTTATTTGATCCCGGCGTTATATCGTCAAATTATCATATAAATAACTTAACTGTAATTATATTATAATTGTAAAATGTGTGACCAAGTGTATGACAAAGTGTGTGATGACCGTATCGACCCATATCTTTGTGTGTATGCATCTCAAGGCGCTGCCGCTATTGGAGAAAATAAGCATAAGAAACCATGTGATGCCGCTGAAATATTTTGGGAGCGAGCGCATATTCGGAGTTATCGGGCTGCCATGAAAAGAAACACCATCATGACATCCGACGAGATTATTGATCGCTTGGAAAAAAATCATCCGAGATTAGTCAAGATCATGGAAAAGGCTGGGAAAGATGAGGAGTCGTCTACGGACGTTGCCAAGAAATATACTTCATTGTCAACCGAGTTTACACAATACGCAAACGCAAATTATATTTCGCAAGACTTTTATTCCGTGGTGGATGACGCAATCCGCAAGACAACATATACAGCATATGGCAATGCGCAAGAGTCTAAGGTCTTCGATTATATAAATAACACTCTGAAAATGGATGTCGTTGAGGACCCCAGCTTTTATAAATCGCAAGCTGGAGTTATCAACAACAAATACGGATCATTTCCATGGTTCATTGGCGGAAAAATTGATGGAATTACAAAGGATCGTAAAACACTTGTGGAGATTAAAAACCGAGTCAATCGTCTTTTTAAAATTATTCCTTCTTATGAATCGGTGCAGATCCAGATGTATTTGGAGCTTCTTGATATTGACAAAGCTGTTCTTGTAGAATGTCTGAAAACAAAAGAATATGAGGTGCTTCACGAAGATGTCAATGTCATATCGATTAATCGAGATTCAGATTCTTGGAAAGCAAATATATTTCCACGGATCGAAGGATTTGTTGACTTTGTTATTCATTTGATCCATGATGAGGCACTACAGGACAAATATCTCAATTCTAAAAGAAAGTCCGCAATGATATCTTCACATATTTCGGCACGTATAAAAAAAATGAATTTGTAAAATGCTCATATAACAAACACAATGTCGTCATAAACACATCATAGAGGGGAAGCAAATAAATTTGTCAGAATATAGAAGAATGATGGAAGCTATGTATTTTATATAAAAATTTAAATATATTTATATAATAAGAGCATGAGCAATAAAAATATAATTAATTTCCCCCCGGATTTATGGGGCAATTCATTCTGGTTCGTAATCCATCTTTCCAGCTTGCGATATCCTATGAATCCAACCGCCGATGATAAAACACATTTTGCAGACTTTTATAAAAATTTACAATATACTTTGCCATGTGATGGCTGTTGTAAGGGATTTAAAAAAGTGCTTGAAATAACTAAATTTGGAGCCAAGGACCTAAAAAATAGAGATGCATTATTTGCTTGGACGGTAAAGGCGCATGCTCTTGTCAACGCAAAATTAGGTAAAACTCCTCGTGACGATCCAGAATTCTGGAAGAAGCAATATTTAGCTCTTGCTTTATGAAAACCACGACGAAGGTCCCCAAAGTTTAGGATCAAAGTTTATATTGTCAGCTGTAGTTATTTACATGAGATACCGATTTTATTTTGTAATATATTCTTCTTTTACGCCAAAGTTTTTTAGAGCCATCCTGGAGGCACATTGTTCGGCATCTTTTCTGGATCGTCCCGTTCCTTCTCCCACTTTTTTATTATTTAGAAGAACATCTACGATAAAATGAGGATCTGCGCCCCCTTTCTCGTATGTAGTGACAAATTCAGGTCTTCCTAGATCAATACTCCTCGAATACTTAAGCAGACGATCTTTATAATTCGTGTCTGTCATAATATCATGCATATTTCCGTGTTTTTGTAATGCGGACATGAAAAATTGTCTCGCGGCTGGAATTCCTAGATCAAGATATATAGCACCAATGAGAGCTTCGAGCACGTCTTCTACTATTCTTGGGTTTTTATACCACCCTCGATGCAACCCTTTTTGATTCATTATAATGAAATTGTGAAGACCAAGATCGATAGCAAGTTTGGAAAGAAATTTACCTCCCACTAGCTTGGTTCTAAGACGTGTCAACACCCCTTCTCCTTCTCCTGGAAAATTGTCATACAGGTATTTTGCAACAATAAAGCCAAGCACAGAATCTCCTACGAATTCTAGTGTTTCATATGTTTTACCGTTTTCCTCTATGGAATTATAAGAGAAAGCGGTGAAATAATAATCAAAATTGATGATAGGAAATCCAATTAATTTTTCAACATCTGATTGCGAAAATAAACGTCCACTTGGCGTAGAAGGAGGCCCGAGAAATTCCTCTGAATCTTCCATATGATAGAGATTATGTTTTTGTTAAGTTAATGGGTAAAGTGTCGATATGTGACGGATTTGACCATATCGACACATCGCCCTATGAATATATGTAATAACTTAACGAATAATATATCAGGATATACTAATGGGTTCTGCACGCAAGAATGACCCACAGACAGACAAAAATAAAGATGAGGAACGTGAGCAAACCATTGCCACGCTGATCAAAAAATTATCACCAGGAGAAGTAGTGGAGAAGTTGAATGAAATCATGGACAATTGGAGATTGAATGATGTGGGAGCCACATTCGAAATGCAAACATCGCATATGTTCACGGCACTCGGGGCGGATTTCAATGACGATTTGTTCACTTCCATTGCTTCTGATCAAGGTTCTTATGGCATGAAGCAGATTGACGATAAGATCGCAGAGTGTGAAATTGAAGCAATCTCGTTGTATCATCGTCTTCGCGAATTGAATCTCATGCCTAGTCCAAAAAACGAAGATACGGCAAAGGCTTTAAATCTCAAGAAGATCACCAAAATTCTCGAGACAATTTTTTATGCCAAAAAGGTTGTCTTGAGCGCATATCAAGCAAAACTTGCCGTTCATCAATTGCATAATGCAGATGGAGTTCTTGACCTAGATAATGATCTAGATATGCAGCTTGGCAGCTGGTCTCTCAGATTTAGATTCATAGATGGTGATGTGAGTTCGTTTCAAGAACTATTGCTATTCTTGCTAGATAGCGCCATGGAGAAAAAATATAGAAAATATGGAGATTGGCTATATGAACCGATTATAATTGACGGACGGGACATGCATTCATGGCGGGCAGTTATGGAGATCAAAGATTATGTATATTCGCGTCTTCGCAAAGAAATCAGTTGGAAACAATGGTCCAACGCTACTCAAAACATGAAAAACATTTCTTCTGCCGTAGAATATCTGACATATTGCCATGATTATCAAATTCCATTCCTTCACAAATCGCGCGGAGTATATTCGTTTTATAACGGAGTATATATTGCATCTGAGGATCGTTTCCATTGCTTTGAAACAGAAACAGAACCTCTATCAGATTCTGTCGTCTCGTGCAAATTTGTAGAAGGCGATTTTGACAACACTCAATATGACGATTGGTTTGATATTCCCACCCCCAATCTAGATTCTATTGCAAAACATCAAGAATGGGACAAAGATGTTCAACGGTGGCTCTTTGCCATGATTGGCAGATGCTTGTATCCCGTAAACGAGATGGACTCGTGGCAAGTCGTGCCATTTTTCCTTGGTCTTGCCGCCACGGGAAAGTCGACGATCATTCTCAAAGTCATCAAAAACTTATTTGAAACCGTAGATGTTGGGATCCTTTCAAACAACATTGAACGTAAATTCGGTATTTCGGCATTTCACGACAAATATCTTGTGGTTGCTCCGGAGATCAAAAACGATCTGGCTATTGAACAAGCGGAATTCCAGTCGTTGGTATCTGGAGAAGAAGTTCAAGTCAATGTTAAGCACAAAAAAGCATTTATGCAGGAATGGAGCGTCCCAATGGCGTTGGCAGGAAACGAAGTGCCAGGATGGGCCGATAACGGAGGTTCGATTCAACGGCGTATTATGGTATTTGAATTCAAGAAACCAGTCCATGGAGGCGATATGAAATTGGGCGAAAAATTGAACACAGAACTGCCAAACATTCTTAAAAAGTGCAATCGCGCATATCTGGAAATGGCCGACAAATATTCCGACGTAAATATTTGGACGGTTCTACCTGAGTATTTCATCAACACAAGAGATACATTGGCGCGCGCCACAAACTTTGTGGTAAACTTTATGTCGTCGGAAGCCGTCGTGATAGACAAAAACGAAGTATGCTCTTTTGCAGAATTCAAATTTGCGCTTAAAGAACACGCAGCTTCAAACAGTCTTCACACAAAACAACTGACCGATGACGTATTTGACGGTCCATTCGCAAAATTCAATATCAAGAAACTCGGAACTCAAACACTGGTATACAATGGTAAGAAAGTCACGACTGAATTTATCGGAGGATGTGCACTCAAAATTCATAAACTAGAAATTCAGGAAAATATCATGTGAAAAAAAAATATTTTGATTATATAAATAATGTTCAACGCAATAATCACATTGGCCATCATATTGATGGTATTATATATGGTATTTTCTGAGACTAAATTCTTGTTCGCCAAACCGTCTGGATGTAAAAAGATAGTAATGCCGAAAACAATTACCGAAGCAAAGAAAGCATTAAATTCCGCAGTATCAAAAGTGAAAGCGGAAACCGCAAATATAAAAAAGCTCATACAGAATAAAGCACCTCCTCCCAAACCACTTCTCATTTCTAACCCGATCGAACATGTCAAAGCTACTACAAATGTTGTTATAGGCTCAAACGCAATCCAAGATACTATTGATGAAGATTTACCGTTTGCAGACTATGCCGGAAATCCCATCGTCAAAAAGGCAGAATTAGGACTCATTGAAGGAGTGAGACCACCCACATATGCCGATCCCCGTGTTATGAATCCAACTTTGGCATCAGCGCCCATACAATTTTCCGATCCCTCCGAGTTTGGTTCATTTGGCGTTACCGAAAATCTAGCATTTACCGGAGATAATGATAAACAGAGTACCACAAATGCAGAGGTCACATCTGTCCGCACCCTTGAAGGTTTTGAAGGATATGAAGCAAACGGAGCCATGCTGGTCATGGACGGGAAAATTGTAAAAGACGCATGCGAATTACCGTCGTATCAGCTAAAAGGAATTCAACCTCACACAACATTACCAATGCGGAATTTAAGCAACCCACCTCCCGTTATTGAAGACCTCGTTGAAAATGATATGTTTGATGGTTTGCAAGGATTCCCTATCGACGAACAGATCGACATGCTCACACCCCCCGGAACTGCCACCCCATGGTCTGAATTTGCTTCAATCAATTATGGGTATCCGCAATAATTACACGATGAAAATATTTTGTCAAAGATTATAATATTCGACAAAATATCAATACTATTTTATTGTATATATTAATGCATCCGGAGAAGAGTGCGCCAAAAATGTCTTCTGGTGAGAAAGCTGCAGCTAAGAAAGAACAGGCAAAAATTAACAAAGCCAAGGCCAATCCAGAGCTTGCAGCTGAAAATAAAGCAAAAGCCGATGCTAAGAGACTTCGTCGTAAAGAATCAGGATCAACTAAATCATTCAAATGATTATTCTTCGTCTTCAGCACCAACGGGCACAAGCTCATCTTTGGTGTCTTCTTCTAGATCTTCGAGGCCAGTCTGCACTTCCTTTATGTAATCCTGAGTTACCGCTGCCATCAAAGGCTCTCTCTCCTCTTGCATATGTGTAAGAACGGGAGTCATATTGTCTTCGGAATCCTTTGATGTCATCTTCTTCCAGAGGAAGTATCCTCCAACCAGCACAAGAATAACAACGGCAAATAGCACGGGCTTGGGGATGGACCCAAAAAATTCCTGGACTTGCTCTATGAACTGCATTGATATACTCAAATATATTTTTTATTTTTTAAAAAATAACCGTTATGATAATGAAGACTCGTTTTGCTCTGGCAGGATGTTGCGTCGCAGCGTATTTACACTTGATTAAAATGAAGAAATATAACCCTACGGAAGTTGATGAATTTTTGAAGTTGTATTCACATTTTGATTAGTTTGTTCTCGGGATCAACATAAATTTATAAACAACAGATGCAGCCTTAAAAAAATAAAATTGATTCTTATTTGAAAATTTATAAAATCCTATAAGGTTTATTGGAACCCAATACATGGAACCCTCAGCAAGCGCCGGTCCCATTGTCTTAGATATTTTACCCGATATATCGGAACATTTATTTTGAAGCGCAAGATCCCAAGCGATTGCTAACGATATATTAATCGGAGCGAACAAAAATTGATTGGACATTGTCTTCTTAGCAAGAACATCTATAGTATTTCCCGGGAAAGCAGACCCGATCGTCTTAAAATACCATACTTGAGGAATTGCGCTCCAAGCAGCATATGATCCAACACGTAATGTTCTTCCTATATTGTATCGCTTTTTAGAACGTAATTGCAAGGTGCAATCGACCCCTGTGGAAACAATTGCCGATACCAATACCGCTTTGTAAATATTCATATAACATTTCATACAACTTCTATATATATATATTTAAAATCAACGATATATACGACATAATTATGCCATGATACTTTGCGCAAGCTGGATTCCTTCTGCAACAACCATGTGAAGTTCTCGCTCGAATAGATATCCGAAATCCTCAAGTTCTACCTCAAGTTCATAAACTTCTTCGATATCATTTTGAATTGGTATAATCTCGACTCGAGTGAAATCAATTCTCCAAGGACCTTGTTTAAAGGAAGTCCGATGCTTTGTCCTTTGCATCACAAAAGAATTTGGAGAAGCAGCATTATCTTCTCTATTCTCAATTGCTAATGACGAACGGATTGCAAATTTTCCTGATATATCTATATCATTTGCAATCTTCTTTTTATATTCCATATAATTCCCAGATGAAGTTGTAACATGACGAGCGGATCCGTCGGGTCTCGAATTAATATATTTGTCAATGGTCAGACTATCAATTCCTCCTGATAATTTGTTCTTAGCATTTGCCCATGCAAACTTGGGAATGTTCGATTTAAATCCCGTTGAAGATTTAAATCCAATTCTAAATTCTAATTCCAAAGTGCGAATATCATGCTTGTGGACAGTGTCTCGCAGCACTTCTAAGAAACTCATTTATAATATTAAAATAATTTTTGATTAAGTTATTCATGTGTCGATATACATATTACAATTTTTGAACATTTTTTTTTGGATTATTATTCAATCCGATCGAAAATTGGGAACGAAGGTACCGGCCGATCGCGAACCCGATAACAAGCCATGCGATGAACGCGAACAAAATGTACCATAAGAAATGCATTATAAGTATAACAAATATTATATATCACATTAATAATGAATATGGTTCACATATGAGAACGTGCCCACCCAACTACTTTTACAGCATCGCGAGGCCCTTTGTATTTCTTTAATATCCGATCATTACCGAGAAAGAAAAGCTCAGGAAATCCAGTCACTTTAAAAGTGTCCATAATCTTTTGATGTTTTTCCGCGTCGGCAACATATATTGGAAAAGATTTTTTCAACATATTTTGCGCTTTTTTTACATGCGGTGCAAAATCATGACAATGCCCACAACGTTCGGATTTACACAATATCAGACATGGAGTCTGAAGATCTCGTCTAAACGGAATGAATGACTCAAATGACGGCGACATACACAAATAGAATATTATTTTATACTTTAAATATCAGCAGGATTCCCGTAACTGCGTTCCTCATATATTATTTGTTATTTCAAATATTCAATAATATACTTAATTATATAATTGTATTGTTGATATGAATAATCACCATGTCGACAAACATATATATGTTATAAAATAATTTATGATGATGGATTTAAATACGCTCTTTCCTGCCGAGTATCATTGCCAGCAATAAATTTATTGGATGACGCGGCAAGAGGGACATTTTGGACCGACCAGGTATATGGAATTGGTGAAATATCTGCAATTAAATTTCTGGACTTACTTCCGCGAAGAGATGAATCAAATCCGCGAACGAGCTCGTCGTTTTGTTTAATATTATATATGATTCCGTCTCCTTGACCCAAATAAGGTGCCGTACCGTATCCATCTGTCATAGTGTCCGCAAAGCCTCCTTCTGATTTTCTGCAATAACGAGACATCTTCGGGACCACAACTCGATAATATTCTTTTGCGGCCTCGGTGCTTAACCCCATTCTTAGGAGCCCCCAAATAGCCTGATCTTTAGCCTGGCTGGGCTGGCTTTCCGTCATGGCATATTTATAAGCATAAGTTGAAAATGGATTGTCTGCAAGAGGTATTTCATTGAACAATACCTTGGGATTTTTTTGTGCAGTCTTCATATGTTATATAATGATATATTTTATTTTATTTTTTAATTAAATATTTAATTATATAAATGGCAGAGTTTGCGACGATCGCATTGGGAACGCTGGGTGCTTTAATCTTCAGAAATCATATAGAAAATGCTGAGGTTGTGTCTCCTATAAACAATAAAAAATATAGAGTGCTGAAAAGAGAGAATTATATTGATGCGGCAAACACTCTTGCCGTTTTAGAAGATCGTGCACGGATGTTCATAATAGAAGCGACGGCCAAATATCCTGACGATGTTACTCTCAAACGAATTCAAAAATACTGGACAGGAACAATTTCTGAAATCCCACAAAGCGAAACAATAGCGTATGCTTTGGAAAAGAAAGACTTGTTTATGTGCGTGCGAGATGACAATGGAAATATCCAAAATACGGATGATTTACTCTTCGTTTTGCTGCACGAATTAAGTCATATAATGAATAGTAGTTATGGGCACGACGAAAGGTTTTGGAAACAATTTAAAAAGGTTCTGGAGATGGCGAACGATCTGGGCTATCTTCCATATGAAAATTATGATCAAAAATCAGTAAAGGTTTGCGGTAAAACAATCACATCAAATCCGGCAACGTGCGTCTTCAATGGAACATGTGTGTCAGAATTGAAGCCAATACGCCCAATGTAAATCAACGAGAACCACCGAGGATCCTTCCATGAGTCAAAATTGTACTTCCCCCACCGTTATTAATATAATCGCCACACGTTAATTCTATCAGCATTGAATGATCATTCCCGGCTGAAATTGGTATAATATTCCCACGGGAATCTGTGAATGATATGTTTAGTTTATCTATAGACGCTATTGGATTCTGCAGAATAGTAGGAGGAACACTGACGCTGAGTGAATCGATATAGAAATTATTTGAAATTTGCAGCACCAGAGGAAGTTTAGCAAAGCAAAAATAAGTACCACCGGAATTAGAAGTCCCGTCGACTTGATTCAAATTATCGATTTTAACAAATATATTTCGCCTTGTCGTAGCAAATTCCGGTATAGTTATATTAACAAGTCTCGCTTCCCACACATTCCTGTATCTGGAAGCTAACGGTATTTGATATTGTGATGGAGTTGGATATGCCGTTATATCTCTGCCTGCCGAATCAATATTTATAATATGCTTTGTTAACACCATTTATTAATTGCACATATTATTTTTACCGAGATCCTCCCAGAATCCTTCCATGATTTGTGATCGTACTTCCGCCGCCATTGTTCACGTAATCGCCGCATGTCAATTGGATCATCATCGTATGATCATTCCCGGCGTTAGGGATTGGTATCAGATTGCCGAGTGAATCTGTCATCGATATGCTTAGTTTGTCCAAGGATGCTATAGGATTCTGCAGTATATTATCCGGGATACTAAAGTTCAACGAATCTATGAAGAAAATATTTCCACGCTCGCTGAATAATGGGACTTTGGCAAAATAAGAGTTTACACCGCTGGGGCCAACGTCATCTATAAAATTTAGTTCATTTATTTTGATATATACGTATTTTCTTTGTGGCAGCACGTCTGGAAAATCCAGTTGCAAAAGGCGAGCTTCGTGAATATTTCTATATTTACTGGGCAATGTTATCTGATATTGTGCTGGAGAAGGATATGCAGCCGTATCTCTGAACGTGGAATCTATATTTATGATGTGTTGAGTTAACGGCATTTACTTTTACGTATATTATTTTTATAAATATAATTATGTCCAGAGAAAAATAAAATAAATAATATTATATTAGAATAGATAAAGATGTCTGGCGGACTCATTCAATTAGTTGCATATGGGGCTCAAGATGTATATCTTACAGGATCTCCAAAAGTATCTTTTTGGAGAGCAAAATTCTCAAAATATAGCAATTTTGCAATTGAATCTATTGAACAAGATATACTTGGACATGTTGGCTCTAATCAAGAAATTTCATTGATATTGAAAAGAAATGGCGATCTTGTTTCGGGCATAAATTTTGAAATAACTCTCAAAAGAGGACCTTCAGATCCCGAAGACCCCCTTGCATATTATTCGGCCGAGCAACTGCTTGATCATTTAGAAGTGTACATAGGAGGGCAAAAAATAATGGAATTTGGTCACGAATGGTTCAGGATGTATTGGGAATTAAAATTGACATATGAGCAGGAGATTGCTTATAATAATATGGTAAACTGGGGAAATGAAAAAGAAGGCTATACTAGAACGTTTCATATTCCCATACCTTTTTGGTTTAACTCTTTAAACATTAGTCAAGCGCTCCCCCTCATCGCTCTTCAGTATCATGATGTAGAAATCAAAATAAGATTATGCGACTTTAATAATCTCGACGGAATTGACACATCATATATTCCAAAAATGCGTTGTTATGCCAATTATACATTTTTAGATACGGCAGAAAGAGTGTGGTTTGCTTCAAATTCTCATGAATATATAATAGAACAAATACAAACTAATAATTTCAACATCAAAGTAGACGAGCTGCAACATGCTTATAATCTTAATCTGAATTTTAACCACCCGTGTTCCAGCTTGATATGGTGTTTTACTCCGGGGACAGCGTATCATGGGCAATATACCAGCGTGGCCGGCGAACAAGATGCGGAAATATTAGCGGTGATGGAATATGCTACTCTGTATTTTAATGGAGTAGAACGTTTTTCAACTAGAAGGGGATCTTATTTTTCCAACGAATCTACTTGGACTGGGTTTGAAGGATCTTATACATCTTCTGGAATATGTGCCTATCCATTTGGAGTCAAATGCGGATGGCCGGAACCCTCTGGCACTTGTAATTTCTCGCGACTTGACACAGCCACTCTGCGTATTGGAACCAAGGCAGCAGTTGTTGCGGACACGACGGTTCCTGGCAATGTTTCCGAGTCGATGACTACGGTTGGGGCAAATATTTTAAACACAGTTCTTGTGTTTGCCCCGAATTACAACATCCTTCGTATCCAGTCGGGCATGGCTGGCTTAGCATACTCGAGCTAAAATCTTATCGAAAAAATAAAATATATCATTATAATAATTAAATGGATTCGCGATTAAGCGATGCATATAATAGACGTGCAGCATTACTCACGATGATCCCCGGTGGTTTTGCTGGAATTGCAATGAACACGAACGAAGGTGGAGAACCGTCCATATCAACTCCAGTGAAGGGAATGATCAAGAAGAATCCAAACACCAATATGCAGCTGGTTCCGACCACAAATGAATTGGCAATCATTCGCGAAAAAGTTGTCAAAAGATACGAAAAAAATCCACTGGCATCAACATCGACATTCACCGGCGTTCTGAAAGCAAAAACATTAAACGCAAAAATTACCAATGTTAAAAAAAGTGCACTGCCAGTGGAAAACTTTGACATCATCGGGTCCGAGAAATATTTTGAACCTCCTGTGCTATGGCAAACGTCAATAGGACTTCCGGCTAGACTATTTGGTCGGTCGGATGCCATTAGATACAACCGGTAAGCTAAAATACGATGATCGTCATGAGGGCAAAATGTCGATACGGGAAAATTATTGATATTTCCCAATTGAATTTATCAATATTTGAATTATAATCCCAATTAAATGTAATCATATCGTTACTCACTTATAACCCAAAGAGTATGCTAAAACGTCATGGGTTTCTTCGTTACGCATTTTTGGCACTCTTGTGAGTCTTTGATCGATGACAAAATTTTCTTTGGGAAAATTCATGCGATTGACGGACATCTGTGTAATTGCATATGCAGCTATCCATAAAAATACAATAATTGCTATGATTATGTAAACGTTCTTGTTCATTTATATAATCAAATATTTTTTAATTAAATCACAACACATAATAATCTTCTTCTTCTGCGTCCAGTTCGTCAATATCTAGCATTGCAATATCATCTTCGGCATCATTCCCGCCTGTTTCATAAGTATCATCGTCGTCAAACGTAACATCCCCTGGCAGATTTAAATCATTTTCGGCGTCGTCTCCTGCAAATGTGTCATCATCATATACGGCATCATCATCCGCCGCAATATCCTCATCTTCGTAAGCATATTCTAAATTTGTATCAATAAGATCATCTTCTGCATCCTCGCTATAGTAATCGTCGGGCATTTGATACATCTCATCCTCGGTATCCACAAGAACGCCCGCCATCCCAGCGGAGCATGTGCTGCATCCAGCCATCTCGTAGTCATAATATTTTTCTTTGGTCATGTTTTTAAAAAGCATAACGAATGCAATGATGACAATCAAAGCGCTGGCAATCAGCATCCAGTTTTGTTTCAAAAAACTAATTACCGTCATAATATTATATATATGTTATATATATAT